TAATACCACGCTGACCAATGCATCGGTTTGTGTGTTGGACTTTGGTGCAGACAAAACGGCTTCGGACGGTGACTTCACCATCATCTTCCCAACCAATGACGCATCAAACGCAATTATTCGTATCGCTTAATTAACAAACCTTCCCTAAAGGACACATCATGGCTGGTTGGAGCATAGGTCCTTATGGGGAAGGTGATTTTGGTGTAGGTAATCCAAATGCTCTAGTAAATGTTACTGGGGTTCAAGCCACTGGTGCCGTTGGTGCTGTAGCCGTTACGGGTAAAGCGAATGTCTTTGTAACCGGGGTTGAGGCCGCAGACCAACTTGGTACGGCGGATGTAACGGGTGAAGTAAATGTCTTCTTAACCGGGGTTCAGGGAACAGGCCAAACTGGCACCGTTTCGGTTGTAGGTGAGACTAACGTATACCCAGTTGGGGTAGACGCCTCTGCATTACTTGACCCTGTAGGTGTTGCCGCTGGAGGTGAAGTAGAACCTGCTGGATTTCAGATTGAAGTAGAACTTGGGCAAGAAACTGTAACCGCTGGTGCTAATGTATTTCCGGCAGGTGTTGAAGGTTTAGGTGAAGTTGGGCAGGTTGACTTTAGTATTGGTATAAATGTACAGCCTACTGGTGTTGAAGGAGTTGGAGAAACTGGGGTTGCTTCGTCTGCTATTTCAGCAAACGTATACCCAACTGGAGTACAAGGTGCTGGCGCAATAGGTGAGGAAGAGGAAGAATTTGCCTATTACGTTACTGGAGTTCAAGGTTCTGGAAGTGTAGGAACAATAAAGACTAGCACCGATGTTAACTACATCGGTTGGGGTTCGGGGCCGTGGAGCCGTGGCGCTTGGGGCGCAGACTTTAGTGGGTTTAACGTAGATCCCGTAACCGCTACTGGTCAAGTTGGTTCTGTTGCAATTCGTACTCTTGCTAATGTGTTCCCAGTTGGCGTTGAAGGTAATGGTCAACTTGGAGAGGAAGAAGTAAGTGCCAAAGCAAATGTGCAACTTACTGGAGTTCAAGCAACAGGGTTAGTAGGTGCTGTTGTAGCAAGTATTCCTAAAAATGTACCTGTAACAGGAGTTGTAGCCACTGGGCAAGTTGGAACTGTACGGGCTACTGTTGGGTATCGTGTGTCTGGGGTTCAGGGTACTGGGCAGGTTGGGAATGAGACTGTTGTTACCACAGCCAATGTCCGACTTACTGGAGTAGTTGGTAGTGCATTACTCGATCCAGTTGGAGTTGCTGCGGGCGCTGAGATTGAGCCTGCTGGATTTCAGGCTGAGGTTGAGTTAGGGCAAGAGTTTGTAACTGCCGGTGCTAATGCACCTGTTACTGGGGTTGAAGGCTCTGGTGAAATTGGTCAATTAACTGTAGTTGGTAAGGCTAATGTCTATCCAATAGGGGTTGTTGGGGCAACGAAGTTAGGTGAGACTGATGAAAGTGGTGCGGCTAATGTACCGGTAACTGGGGTTGTAGGGGATTCTGAACTTGGTCAGATTACGACCAAGACAGTTAACTTTATACCGCTCACAGGTCAGCAGGCGACAGGTTCAGTAGGCAGTGTTGTAGTAAGAATTTCAAAAGTAGTGGCTGTAACGGGGGTTCAAGGGCAGGGCCGTGTTGGAAAAGTACTGATTTGGAGTAAAATTAACCCCAATCAGAACCCCAACTGGATACCGGTTAATGATGTACAAACACCAAATTGGTTGCCCATAGCGGCGTAATTTAAGGAGTAAAAAATGGCAAGTACGTACAGTAATTTAAAAATTCAACTTATGGCTACCGGGGAAAACTCGGGAACATGGGGTAACGTCACTAATGACAACCTAGGGGTAGCGTTAGAAGAGGCTATTGTTGGCTCGGCTGATGTGACTTTTGCTAGTGGCCCAGTTACCTTAACTTTAACGGATACTAACGCTTCACAGACAGCACGTAACCTACGTCTTAATTTGCTTGGTACTTCTGGCGGCGCACAGAACTTAATTGTACCTGCTATCGAAAAAGTCTACATTATTAACAATACCTGTGCGGATACCATCACTGTTAAAAATAATAGTGGCACAGGTATTGCAGTTCCCGCTGGTAAGACTATGTATGTGTACAACAACGGAACTAACGTCCTTGACGCAATTACACATCTAACTTCTCTAACTCTTGCTACTGCACTCCCCGTTGCTTCTGGCGGTACTGGCTCGACTACAGCCACTTTTTCTGGCGCAAACATAACTTCACTTAATGCATCCGCTATTACTAGTGGAACGGTACCTACAGCACGTTTAGGTACTGGTACTGCTAATGCCACTACGTTCCTTCGTGGCGATCAAACTTATGCATCGGGTGTTTCTGGCCCCACAGGACCAACCGGACCAGCAGGACCCGCTGGACCAACAGGACCTTCAGGGCCGCCCGGACCTCCGGGGCCTAGCGGGGGTTCCTCTTCATTTAATGATGTAGGAAGTTATTCAACAGGCGGATTTCCCAATGATAGTACCACTACCACAATAACTTCAGGAACAAATTATCCTGCTGGAATTAATAGTGGCCCTACGATTAGGTTCCGGTCAGTTAATATTTTTGGCCCGGGCGGTTTTAACAATAATTTGTCCGGAACTTGGAAATGGATGAGTGCCCCGGCGAGTAACGCAGGGGATACTTACAATGTTGCCGGATTAATAGTACGTGTTTCATAAGGAGAAATAAAATGCTAACAATTGAATACGCAAAAAATCCAATCTATAGTTCCTCTGACGGACAAACCATAGATTTAAAAGTTAAATTTTACGAAATGGCCTCAGAAATGCCTTTTGGTGCAACACCCTTTGACCCAATGCCTCACGGTGTGGAACTTTATAACAATGCACTGGCTGGTATGTATGGACCAATTGCTCCTTTTGTTTCGCCTGATGAACCATCGCCCGATCAACCCGTAACCTCCGGGGTACAAGACTTATGAGCGCTAATGACATGGCCCCTTTGGGGTATGGTATTTATCCAGTTGAAGGAACCATGCCTGAATTTCGTATTTACCAAAAAGCAGACGGAACTATCGAGCAACATGTAAGATATGTAAATAAAGTTGTTGGTTACACAGGTAAATGGATGGTGATACCAACGGTAAAAGAAGAATCAGATGGTAGTAGCAATAACATCCCAACATAATTTTACCTATGATGGAGCACAAATAAATGTGTTTCATGCTAACAAAGGTGAAGGGCTACCCCAACACAGCCACATTTATGCTCATGCAACTTTTTGTTGCTCTGGGTCTTGTGTAATTCGTAAAGAAGGAAAAGAAGTTTTAGTTGACAAAAACACACAGCCTATAAATCTTGTGGCTGGAGAATGGCATGAAATAGAAGCGGTTGAGGACAATACAGTTTTTATAAATGTATTTGCTGAAGGAAAACAGTAATGAATGCAATGTGGCAACTTTGGGAGGGTAGGTTTTCTAAAGGCTTTTGTGATCGAATTATTTCTTTGGCTTCTTTGTTACCAGAGCAGGAAGCCGTAATAGGTTGTGAAGATATTAGTGAAAGAACAGACACTCAGATTCGTAGGTCTAAAATTAGGTGGTTAAATGGCGCTATGCCAGATTTTAAAGATTTTTATTTAGATGTAGTAGATATGTTTAGGGAAGCAAATCGTCGTGCGTTTGGCGCAGAACTTTGGCATTTACATGAGATGCAGTTTACTCAGTATGATGCCGCTGATGAGGGGTTTTACGATTGGCATAACGATGTACTGTGGGATTCACCTAATTGTGGGCATAGAAAACTTTCTATGGTTATTCAACTGTCGGACCCATCAGAATACGAAGGTGGAGATTTAGAAATAAAGCCACTATATTTAGGACCGCCAGATCCTATGGTTTTGCGTAACCAAGGTAATGTAATTGTGTTTCCTTCTTTTTTGATGCACCGAGTTACCCCCGTTACAAAAGGTACACGTTACTCATTAGTTGCATGGATGGAAGGTTCAAAGTGGAGATGATATGAAAACAGTAATTGAAGCGCATAAGGTAGACGGGGTAAAAGTCTGTAAATCAGAAGAAGTCCATGTCTGTGCCGCTTGTGGGTATGACTTAGATGAGGCTGAGTTGGCGGCTGATACTTGCTCTGACTGCGGCGCACCCCTAAAGTTAAAAAAGTCTGTATCTGTATGGGCTACATCAGTACCAAAAGCCGGAGCCAAGACTTGGGGCCAGACTTAGGAATAGGAATGCACTTTGGCAGATATAGATCCAATACTCACTGCGGCAAAGGGTGCGGCGAAGGGCATAAAGTCTGCTATCCAGTCGGGCAAGGAGTTGTCGTCCGCTGTTGATGACATCCAGAAGTTAGGGGTAGCCGAGTTACAGGCCAAGCAGGCGTTTAAACAAAGACAACGAGTTGTTCAAGGCGACACCACAATTATGACCGCCTTTGCTGAGTGGCGCAGATTAAAGCAAATTAAAGAAGCAGAAAAAGAATTAAAGGATCAGTTAATAGAGCGGTACGGCAAGTTTGAGGCTGAGAAGGAATGGTCTGAGATTCAGGCGATTAAAGAGCGCCAGATGAAAGAAGCCAAGGAAGGCAAGGATGAATTTGGTAGGGATCTGGCTAAGTTAAGGCTTTTAAAGATTTGGTGCTTCACCATAGCGTTCTTCATGGTAACTGTTTATTACATTGCTAAGGGACATCTGTAATGACCACCATTGCCGCTAAGTTTTCTACGGGCGAGATTGCCGCAGATAGCATGGTAAGCGGTGATGATAGTTTTTATTTAGTAGAAAAGTTACGGCAGGGCAAGGATTGTATTTACGGTGCCTGTGGTGATTGGGACAAGATTTTAAAGTTCTATCAAGTAATGGAGTCCGGTGGTGATTTGGATTCTGATACCGAGGTTACGGTAATTTCTTTAAAGCACGATGGTTTGTGGATATATGAGAGTTCAATTATTCCGGCAAGAATTAAAAATGATTTTTGGAGTATAGGGACGGGAGCCAACTTTGCCATAGCGGCGATGCATTATGGGGCTTCTCCGAAGGAGGCGGTTGAGATTGCTTGTTTATATGACTCAAGTTCTCATGGCCCTATTGATGAAATAAAACTACCAAGGAAACCCCGTGGCGTTAAAAAAAGTATCTGACGAAGAAATAATTGCGGCAATGAAGAGGTCTGGCAGCACCCAAATGGCTGCTAAACAACTTGGTATGTCTATTAGAGCGCTTGCTAGTCGCAAAGCCAAGATTCAAGTAGAACAGGGAATTGCTTTGCCAGCCTATGCTGCATCACAAAAACTTCATCAAAAAACTTACATACCTGAAGACCGAAGAGTTATAGAACATACGGTTGAAAATGGAATGGTGTTTATTGGATCAGACGCACACTACTGGCCCGGTGAATCTACAGTAGCGCACAAGGCATTTGTTAACCTAATAAAAGAATACAAGCCTAAAACGGTCATCATGAACGGGGATGTTGTGGATGGCGCTAGGATTTCAAGGCACGAGCCTTTGATGGGTACAAACCCGCCGACACCAAAGAAAGAAATTGAGGCTTGCAGAGATCGTCTTGATGAGGTGCGTAACGCTACAAAGAACGCTGTGTTCCTGTGGACGATAGGTAATCACGACGTTCGGCTCCATCGGTACATCGCCGTTAACGCCCCTGAGATAGGGGATATGCTTTCTCTGTGGGATTACTTCCCGGGCTGGCACCACGGGTGGCGGGTTGATATTAACGGATCAGTTGTTGTCAAGCATCGCTACCATAACGGCGTTCATAGTACGTGGAACAATGCCCTGAAATCGGGGCGGTCGATAGTAACTGGTCACTTACATCAGTTAAAAACCACCCCCTTTTCAGATTATGACGGGCGTCGCTGGGGGGTAGACGCCGGGACGCTTGCTGAACCTTATGGTGAGCAATTTGTATATACAGAAATGAACCCGGTTAATTGGTGCTCAGGCTTTGCTGTATTGACGTTTGAGAATGGGAAATTATTGCCGCCAGAACTTTGTGAAGTGCTTGACGGCGTGGCTTACTTCCGTGGACAGAGAGTTTAAACAATGAGTCCTTGGCTGATTATTTTAGTGGGATGTATTTACGCTTACATATGTTTTGAACAGGGCACTAAAGGAAACTTTTCGATGGCGATAGTTTTTGCCGGTTATGCCTTTAGCAACGTCGGTCTGTATTTAGCAACAAGGGGATAAATATGTTACCAATCGCTGCACTATTAAGCATCGGAGAAAAGGTTCTGGATAAGGTTCTGCCTGACCCAGAGGCCAAGGCAAAAGCGCAAGCCACGCTCATGGAGATGGCTCAGAAGGGTCAGTTGGCTGAACTTGAGGCCCACGTAAAAGAGATGGACTCTGCCCGTAAGCGGGAGATTGAGATTGCCACCAGCGAGTTTGCGCCGACGATAAATAAGATCGTTACACCCGTGCTGGCCTTGGGTACGGTAGGTCTGACCTTTCTTTTGTTTGGAATAATTGTTTTTGCGGAAGTCAAGTCAGATGCTAAGGACATAATTATCTATGTGCTAGGTGCGCTGACCTCTGCGGTCACTATGGTGCTCGGCTACTACTTTGGGTCAAGTCAAGGCAGTAAGGAAAAATCCTTACAACTTGATGAGATTTTGGACAAGAAGAAATGAACCTGACCGCTAACTTTACTCTGTCTGAAATGGTGAAGTCTGATACTGCACTGCGTCATGACATGGACAACACGCCCGGGGAGGCCGAAATTGAGAGTCTTAAAATACTGTGTGAAAAAGTTCTTCAGCCTGTTAGGGACCATTTTAAGGCGGGGGTCAAGGTCAACTCCGGCTACCGCCACCCGGAAGTCAACGCCAAAGTCGGTGGCTCGAAAACCAGTGATCATTGCAGAGGCCAAGCCTCGGACATCGAAATCCCCGGAATCCCCAACGCAGACCTAGCCATATGGATTATGGACAACCTTGAGTACACCCAGTTAATCCTTGAATTCTATACCCCCGGAGTGCCTGATTCTGGCTGGGTTCATGTCTCCTACGACCCTGCCAACCTCAAGAAGCAAAACTTGACCGCCACCAAGCAGGGCGGTAAAACGGTATATCTGCCGGGACTTGTAGCGTGAGGATGCCATGCCATTTATAGCACTTAGATTTAAGCCGGGAATAAACCGAGATCAGACCAACTACTCTAACGAGGGTGGCTGGTTTGAGGGCGACAAAATTCGCTTTCTTTCTGGCTTTCCCCAAAAGATTGGTGGCTGGCTTAAACAGACGCCCAATACCTTTCTTGGAACTTGCCGACAACTATTTAACTATGTAACAACTTATGGGGACAACCTATTAGCCGTTGGGACAAACTTAAAACTGTATATAGAAGCGGGCGGTTATTTTTATGATATAACCCCCCTCCAAGCCACAACGGCTGCTGGAGACGTAACATTTACTGCAACTAATGGGTCTTCTACCGTTACTGTTTTAGATACAGGCGCTCCCGCATCTGTAGGTAATTATGTTCAGTTTACCGGTGCTGCTTCTTTGGGCGGTAACGTAACGGCAGCAATACTAAATACTGATGCAGGGTTTGAGATTGCCACAGTAATTAACGTCAATGCATACACAATTGTCGTTCCGGTAACGGCTAATGCTTCTGATTCAGGAAACGGTGGTGCTTCTACCATTGGCAAGTATCAGATAAATGTTGGCCCGGGTGGGGGTACATTTGGCTACGGTTGGGGTACAGACGGTTGGAGTCGTCTTGAGTGGGGTCTTGGTGGCACAACACCCGTTGCAATAAATGGAATTGATTGGTGGTATGACAACTTTGATAATGACTTAGTTGCAAATATTCGAGATGGCGCTATTTATTATTGGGAGCGTGGGTCTTCCGTTAACCCCGGAACCGCCCTTCAGACCAATGCAATTCTTCTTTCAGCAAAGGCTACAGCAGATGGATACGACGCCAATGCAGTACCAACCAAGGCTATGCAGGTTCTTGTATCACAGAACGATAAACATCTTCTCGCTTTTGGGAGTGTGCCTTTTGGTTCTACTAGTGTGGCTGATTTTGACCCCCTTCTTATTAGGTGGGCTGATCAGGATAATCCGAGTCAATGGACTCCGACGCCTACCAACTCTGCGGGATTTATAAGAGTTTCTAGAGGGTCAAGGATTGTTCGTGCTCTACCAACCAGACAAGAGATTTTGGTGTGGACAGAATCGCATCTGTATTCTTTCCAATACCTTGGAACAACAGATGTATTTGGGTTACAGGAACTAGCAGATAATATTTCTATTCTCAGCCCACGGGCTGCTGTAACCGTAAATAACATAACTTACTGGATGGGAAACGAAAAGTTTTATGTTTATTCAGGCCGTGTTGAAACGCTCCCTTGCACTTTGCGACAGTTTATCTTTCAAGATATTAATCTTAGTCAGGCCGACACTATTATTTCTGGCTCAAACGAGGGTTGGAACGAAGTTTGGTGGATATACCCAAGTTCTACTTCTTCGTACCCCAACCGTTATGTGATCTATAACTACCTTGAGCGTATTTGGTACTACGGAAATATTGACCGTACCGCATGGTTAGATAGTCCGTTGCGTGAGTATCCTATGGCAGTCAATACGCCTAGTGGAAGTAATGTTGGGGTCTTATACGACCAAGAAAACGGTTTAGACGACGATGGCGCTCCTATAACGGCTTATATTCAATCATCTGACTTTGATATTGCTGATGGTGAGCAGTTTATGCTGACCCGTCGTATGCTGCCTGATATTAACTTTGCTAAGTCTACTGCCGCACAACCAGAGATAACACTACAGATTCGCCCCCGTAACTTCCCCGGGTCAGGCTTTCAACCTGTGGGTACAACGGACTCTAAGCCGGTAATCGAGACTGCGGTGGATGTTTACACGGATCAGGTATTTATCCGTGCCCGTGCCCGTCAGATGGCGTTAAAGATTAGTTCAGAGGACTTAGGTGTTAATTGGCAGTTGGGTGTGCCTAGACTAGATGCTCGTGTGGATGGTAAACGCTAATGGCAATGGAGAGGTTTCAGGCGCCAGCGCTACCTTTGCCGCCTGTTGAATACGACCAGAGATACCACACAGATCTGATTCGTATACTTCGCCTCTACTTTAACCAACTAGACTCCACAACCCCATTAGTTCTCGATGGGCTACAACTGCTTAATTTACCTACCTCTGGGTACGGGCTTAGGAACAACACCGTATTTAGGGTAGGAGAGGACTTAAAAATTGTTGTTCCCAACATCGCTTACTTGCTCGGAGTATCCGCTTCTGGTTCTTTGGGAACGGTCTCAATTATTCTAGGCCCACCTGCCCGTCCGCTTGGAGTATCTGCTTCTGGCTCTTTGGGGACAGTATCAGTTACCATAGTCCCATAGACTTGACTTGACAAAATCAGGATAATACCCCCATGAACGGTTTAAACGCTTACCCAAGATCTATCCCCAGATTTCAGTCAGGGGGTAGCACAGGGTTTTCTATTGGAACTGCCCCCGCTCAATCTGGGGTTTTAGACACGGCATTTAGCCCTATTGCGGGGACCCCACAGGTAAATACGCCAGTAGGGGCGATTGGTCTTTCCCCTGCAACAATCGCTGGTTTGGCTGTTCCAGCGCTTTCTGTCCCATTGGCTGCTATTAGCCTTGGTAGAATGGGAATTAATGCTTTCACTGAAAAACAAGAGCCAGCCCCAGTAGAGGTTGCTCAGATTAGTCAATTCTCTCCTCCCCCACCGGGGATTGCTGTTCCACCCCCGGATATATCTGTTCAGAGTATCTCTCCGGGAGCGGTCGCCCCAGGTCAGGCACAAGATGTTCTAGATGCAATGCTTACTACTTTTGCACAAGAACAAGCCCAAGCAGAACAAGAGGCCAATCAATCACTAGCGGCACAGCAGGCAGTAGATGCCGCTATGGATGTTTCAGGTGTCACTGACGCTGATGCGTCAGCCGCCGCAGCCGCTGCCGCTGCTGCATCTGCCGCCACTGGCGGTACTGGTACTGGTTTTGGAGGTGATGGCTCTGCTTTTGGTGGAGGTGGAGGTGGTGGAGGTATGGGGCCTAATGATGGCCCCGGTCAGGGAGACCCAAGCGGCGGAAGTGAAGGTACTGGTACAGGTAATGATGCTGGAATGTATGACGGTGGCAGGGTCACGGGTTATCAACAAGGTGGACAAATTATGAATTACGCACAAGGCGGTGAGGCTTATGGTCGAGGTGGCGACTCAATGTTGGTTCACATGAACCCACGGGAAGTCGCAGGATTACAGGCTCTAGCCCGTTCAAATGGCACAAGCATGACCATTAACCCAAATACGGGTTATCCCGAAGCGTTTAACCTAAAAGCGTTGCTGCCAGCATTAATTGGACTTGGTTTAAACGCATTTGCCCCCGGAGTCGGGTCTGCAATTGGTAACGCATTAGGTACTAGCAGCGCAGTCGGTACTGGCGTTGCTGTGGGTGGTGCCACTGCTTTAGGTACAGGAAGTCTCAAGAAGGGCATTATGGCTGGTCTAGGCGCTTATGGCGGGGCTGGTTTAGGTGAAGGCTTGGCTGGTTCTTCTGGACTTGCTGGAACCCCAGAGACTATTGCTCAAGGCTCTCCAATGCTTAGTAATCCGCCACCCACCCCACTTGATGCGGCATTACAGACCAATCCAATACCCGGAATGGAGTCGTCATTACAAGGGGGTATGACACCTTCAAATATTACCCCACCAAACGTTAATTTGGGCACACAAGGATTTGGTGGAGCACCGCTTCCTTCTGGAAGTCCAGTTTTTCCAACCGCAACCCCGGCAACTTACACACCTAATGTAGACATTTCAGCCGCCACTGTTGCCCAGCCCGGACTAACCACTGGTCAAGCGTTTAAATATGGTTATTCCGCTTTGGCCCCAGCCATGCAACCGGAGCCGTTGGAGGCTCCTAAGTCAACAGCCATGATTCGCCCGTATGACTTTGAATACAACCCACAAACTGGTGCTTATGACAGGCCAGCCGGGGATACAAGTGAAGCCGCATATTTCAAACCGACCTTTACCGCTCGTGATCCATATTTAGCGGCGGCTGGAGGTCTAATGGATTCAATGCGTAGTGTGGACTTTGATAAAGAAGACAACTACTACGCTGTTGGTGGACTGACAGCGTTTAAACAAGGTGGTCGTCCCAAGTCCCGTCCTCTGGTTGGAGAGGACTATTACAAGTTTAGGGGTCGTGATGACACAATGCTTGAAACCGTAGAAAAGAACTTTGCTGAGGGTGGATCTCCCCGTTTCCTTTCAGGCGGTGGAGATGGTATGAGTGATGACATTCCGGCAGTGATTGGCGATAAACAACCTGCCCGTCTTGCTGATGGAGAATTTGTAATTCCTGCCGATGTGGTATCTCATATAGGTAATGGGTCTAGCAAGGCAGGAGCAAAGAGACTATATGAAATGATGGCTGATATTAGAAAAGAAAGAACTGGAACCAAGAAACAGGCTCCTGCAATTAAGCCAAATAAATTCATGCCAGCATGAGTTATGAGATAACAATTGAGAAGTTTGCTAGTACTTACAAAGAATTAGAGCCTTTATATAGACAGCATTATTCAGAAATGACCGATAGGTTGGAAGAGGCAGGAGTTAAAGTCTCTCCTTATAACCCAAGGCTTGATGAGTATGTAAAGGCAAGTGAAGGTGGTTGGCTTTTAACTTTTGTATTAAGACATGAGGGAAATGTTTGCGGCTATAGCAACGTATACATAACGAACGATATGCACAATCAAGATCTAATTGCTCAAGAAGACACCGTTTTTGTTCTTAAAGAACATCGAAACGGCATGGGCAAAAGATTGATTAACTTCGTTCATGAAGAATTAAAACGTCGTGGTGTAAAGCGTTTAAACATCACAACAGCCACTGATCTGCGTGTATCAAAACTTTTATCTCGTATGGGCTACAAACACACTGCCCATGCGATGACCATTACTTTTTAAGGACAAGACCATGTGCTCTTCTTCGCCCCCTGCAGCCCCGAGTAATATTACGACGACATCGATACCTGAATATGCCAAGCCATATGTTGAGGACCTATTAGGTAAAGCAGGTGCACTAACTGATGTAACCAAAACCCCATACGAAATATATGGTAAGGATAGGCTTGCACTTCAAACCCAAGAACAAAAAGACATTACTAAAGGAATTCTTAATCAAACTGCTCCGGGTCAATTTGCCACCGGAACCAATTTAGCATCTAACGCTGGATTAGCGGCGGCAAGCGCTGGGTCTGACTATGCAAAAATGGCTACCAGTGCGGCGGAACAAGCCAAATATATGTCCCCATATATGCAGAATGTGGTTGATCTGCAAAAACAAGAAGCCATTCGAGATGCCCAAAAGGGTATGTTGGCTCAAAATTTAGCCGCTGGTCGTCAAGGTACCTATGGTGGTGCCCGTCAACTGCTTGCCGGGACAGAGCGGGAAAGAAATCTAGGGGAGCAACTGGCTAAGATTCAAGCCGCTGGCTCTCAATCGGCCTATGATCAGGCTATTAAAAGTATGCAGTTTGGAACAGATGTGGGATTAAGGGGCGCCCAAGCCGCTACCCAAGCAGGGGCTACATTAGGTCAGTTGGGGATTGGTCAACAACAAACCTTTGGCGATCTTGCAAAACTACAGACAGCCGCAGCCGCACAAGGTCAAGCAGAGCGCCAACGTGAATTAGATTTGGCGTATCAAGACTTTATAGCCCAGCAGCAAGATCCATACAAGAGACTTGGCTTCATGTCGGATATCCTTCGGGGTAGTTCAAATCTAGCCGGTACTGGTGGTAAGACTGTTTACGAGCAACCTCCAAGTCTTTTGTCCCAAATCACTGGGCCGGGATTATTGGGTCTAGGTTTATATAGAGAGATGAACAGATGAACCTTATTGAAATCTCTAACCAACTCAAGGACGTACCTGACCAGTTCCTGATGAAGGAAGTTCAGGCTCCTAGTGGTGCCTATCCTTCTTACTTGGTGATTTCTGAATTAACTCGCCGTAAACGGATGCGGGAAAGCGCTTTGAAAGAGGCCCCCACTACGACAGTAGCACAGGACTTGGCAGATCCGGGCAGAGAACAGCGTCAGATGGCTATGGCACAAGCAGCCCAGCAGATGGCTGCACCAAGTTTAAACGCAGCCGGATTGGCAGCAGCACCGCAAGCAATGGAATCCCTAGCCGCACAAGATGCTATGGGAACAACACCGCTTGAAATGATGATGCCAGCGCAAGGCATGGCTGCTGGTGGAATGGTGTCGTTTAAACAAGGTGGAGACGTTCAGCGTTTTCAAACTGGCGGTCAGCCACTCCCTCGTTCACAGTTAGAGCGTTATTCCGAGCCAGCATCCAGTATGTCTGAACTTTTAGGGAAACTTATTCCTTCTGTTGGTTACTCCGAAGACACTTTATTTTTGGATCCTGTAAGTAAAGAGCCAATTACTTACCAGCAATACGTGGATCGGTTTTATCAAAGGACAAAAGCACAGCCAACCGCTCAGGCAGTAGCACCAACCGTTTCGTCGTCTTCTTCTGCTCCAGCAACAGCACCGACGGCTCCTGCGTCGGCACCGTCTGCTCCTGCGGCTCCTGCAATAGCCCCATTTACTATGGCTCCGTATAAGCCTCGTGCCATCCCTACGCCCAAACTCCCAAAAGCGCCTACCGAGGAAGATTTAGAGACGGCGGCTTTGACAAGGCAGGCAAGATATGAGGAAGATGTGCCTTTCCGTCTTGGTTATCTAGAGAAGGAAATGGCTGATCGAGCCAAAGAAATGGCTGGTCGCAGAGAATCTAATATCAATGAAGCCTTGATCCAAGCCGGTCTTGGAATCATGGGTTCTAAGTCACCACGGTTCTTACAGGCCGTGTCCGAAGGTGGTACAGCAGGACTAAGAGCATATCAACAGGGTACCAAAGACATACGTGCTAGCGAGGATTTACTTCGTCAATCTAGGATTGATTACAACAAAGCACAGATGCTTTATGACCAAGGTAAATTTAATGAGGGTGACAAAGCAAAACAGCAAAGTATTGATGAATACAAGCGTGGTATGGAAAGGGCTAACACTCAAGACGCTATGATCACTAGAAGAATAGCCACTGAGCAACAAGACCGTGCTAACTACATAGCAGACGCAAGACTTGGTTTAGAACTGTCAGAAAGACCGGCAAGGATGGGTCTACTTCAGGCTCAGACAGAAAATGCATTGAGAGAGCGTCAACCAAAACCAATAGATACTTTGGAAATGACGCAAACAAGAAATCAGGCAATGCAAGAATTAAATATTAAACCACCTAAGTCGGGTGAAAAATTAACTGATGCTCAAGAAAACAGTATAAGAATGAAAATGGCTGAAATTTTTAGAGAAAGGAATATAGTTTACAATCCAAGGGTGACAGCACCACTAGATCGTGGAATACAAAGATAAATGGCTTACAGACTTGATTTGCCAGACGGTTCTTTTTTAACCGTTCTAGATGATGCCAAGCCTCGCTCTGTCGCATTAGCAGAAGCAAAGTCTAAATTTCCAGATGCATTCCCTGCCCCTCCGGGTATTGGGCAACAAATCCTTGGTCTACCAGCAGAGATTGGTAAAGGGTTTATACGTGGGTTAACGGTTGATCCTATATCTGGTGCTGCATCCACTGTTTACACGGGTGCTCGTGCCGCTGGCGCAGATCTGACTCCGTTTGAAAAGACTGCCGTTGGTAAAGGTCTTGCTTCGGCTCAGACCGCATTGGCTCCAAGTGATGAGGGCTTGATTACCCAGTTTGGTAGTGGTCTCGGTTCCTTACTTTCCTATATTCCCGGCGGTCTTTTAAAGGGTGGTATTGGTCTTGCCGCTAAGTTAGGTCAAGCCGGTAGTGTCGGTGCAGAAGAGGCAAGATCTCGTGCCGAACAAGCCCGTCTAGAAGGTCAGGCAGACGCTACAGCAGGACAGGAGTTTGCGGCTCAACTGGGTGGTACAGCGGTTGGATTCAGCGAGTTAGCGCCAGTTAAACTTTTAACTAGGCCAATCGAACAAATTCTTCGTGGGGTTCCTAAGTCTCAGGCTGACCTTATTGCACCGGGGCTATTTAACAGTGCAAAGCGGATGGTCGCTACCGGCGGCGTAGAGGGTCTTCAAGAGGGCATGGCAAACGTTGCCCAAGACCTTATTGCCAAGGGTATCTATAACCCGAATCTAGAGGTGGGAGAGTCTGCTCTTGGTGATGCGGCTATGGGTGCATCGATTGGTGCCTTTGCTCAGGGTGCTATTGAGTTGGCTACCCGGGGTAAACGGGGTCAGTTATATGAACAACTCAAGACCCAAGAAAGACTAAAAGAAGAGGCTGAACAGCAAAGGATTGCACAGCAACAGCAGGCAGTTATTGCCGCCCAAGAACAAGAAAAAATGAATCAGGCTATGGGAGCACTGGGGGCTACACCTCAGATAGATCCCGCTACAGGAAAGCCTGTTCTATTGCTTGGTGCCCCAGCCCAAGAAGTTAACTTACAAGACCCGCTTGGCATTCGTTTTGATGCAAATGATCTTGGCCCCAAGGTTGTCAACGATATTAATAAGGCACGTAAAGAGCGTGGCTTGCCTGCTATTCAGCAGTTCACGGTTGAGGATCTATACGATCTTGCTCCCAATAAGAATGCTATTAGCGAAATGCTTGGCAGGAAGATGGGGTATGACGAAACCGTATCTGTCACACCTAGAAATATTTTTGACGTTGCAGTTTCCAAGAATATTGATGTTCAAGATCCGGGGTTTGCAGAATTCTTAACCCGAACAACAGGTACACCTGACGTTAGAAGGATGACCGCTCAACAATTGTTTGCGGCGCAACAATCCCTCTCCGCTTTGCCTGACTTTACGGAGTTGACAAAACTTCCAACAGGAAGCGTTGCGACAGTTTTTGATGAAAAAACATACGACAAAACAATTAATGGTCTCAAGAAAACTGTCCTCAACACTGGGCCACAGGGGAAAGCGGCTACGGTTCAGGACATTATGGACTTCTCGGGGCTTACAGACCCTAAAGATGCGGAACGTTTATTACAGACGGCGATTCAGCGTGGTGATTTATCGGCTTCTCCGACAAGGGGCACCGTAGGGACTAGTATCAATATCTCTGTCCCATTTGTTCCAAAGAGCGTGGTTCCGGGGCCAGACATTCGCCGTGGTGACTTCATGGAGTCTGAGGCCGTTGGCTACGACATAGTCTCTGAAGACGGAACGTTTAAACAGTTTCGTCCTACTCTGGGCGCTGCCGAAGATCTGGTCGCTAAAGCCAATCAAAACCGTGAGACCAAGGTTGCTCGGATAACTGGGGAGATTGACAGAGTCTCCTCAGGTATTGAGTTAGATAAACAAAGACTAGGCCAACTCCAAGAGGTTGGAGAGGAAGGCTCTCCTGAGTACAAGAGAATTCAAGCAAAGATCCAGAAGCAGGAAGTCAACTTAGGCAATTTAAACAGCAAGATTGAGTCTGTATCGCAGCCTCTGCAAATTAAAGCCAAAGCAAAGCCTAGGTCTCGTACTGGCTACACCCTGTTTGATAACGGCAAACCAATTGGCACCTATCCGACTAAGGAAGATGCTGACATTGCCGCTATCCAAAGTCTGAGTGATGAGCAGTTAGATGGGGTAATTAATGCCGCCCCAAGATCTGACGTAGAAGGTGCCCTAGAGGAGCCTTTCGGTAAGCAACAACTCCCGACAGGCACCATCCGAGGTGCCACTCCACGTCGTTTATACGCTGAGGCTACAAGAGAAAAAGAGCGCCGGTTTAGACAACAAGCCGGTCTTCCTCCCCTTGCCGCACCGGTACAGATAAAGATCACCGGAGACGCACAAGCGGCGGCTGAGAAACTCCGTGCAGTTGGGATTACTGTCCGCTTTATGCCTGAGGTTGAGAAAGAAGTACCGGAGATCAATAAACGTCTGCGGGCAACCTTGGACAAGTTAGGGCTGCAACAAGTACGTTTAAACATTGTTGAAAGCCTGTCAGTTAAAGGGTTCATTATTGATGGCCCAGACGGCAGGCCGATGGGCTTTTATACCCAGCCACCAGCAGGCACCCCCAAGTTCAACGAAGTCATGGCAGTCCTGAATGACGCTAAGGCAAAAGGTTTAAACGTTAGGGAAGGCGTGTCTTCTGCTAATGGATCCTATGTTGCCAAACTCATTGAGATTGCCCTAGATTCGGAAAACCCAATCCGTGCCGCACGTCACGAGACACTCCATGCCCTAAAGGATTTGGGATTCTTTACACCTGATCAATGGCGTGTTCTTGAGAATAAAGCCAAGTCTGAGTGGATAAAGAAGTACAACATAGAACAGCGGTATGGCAGTCTTGATAAAGATTCTCAGATTGAAGAGGCCATCGCTGATGCCTTCTCAGACTTCGATCAGACCAAGCCACCATCAGGAATGATCGGGGCACTGTTCCGCAAAGTCAAAACATTCTTTGAGGCTCTAGGTAATGCGTTCCGTGGATCTGGCTTCCAGACCGCCAACGATGTGTTTACACGAGTTGAGGAAGGCGCCTTAACCGGCCCCGGTGCGGCAGTTGCTGGGGAGCAAAAGTACTCGCTTGAAGCAAGTAAGGCAATGCTTGAGGCACGTAGGGCAGCGGCTGGAAAATTTAATCAAATTGACCCTCCCCAGTCTTTGATTGATTTGCATCGCCGTGTTCAAGCGGCTGATGATCGAGTAAATGTTGGCGGGTATAGTCGAGCCAAAACAGCAGCCACCAAACTTGGTAATCGTTTAAACCGTGAGATGGAAGCCTTTGCCCGTCAAGCGCTGAGCAGGGAACCAGACTACAACGATATTGGCGAATTAAATTCCCGCCTTAATCAGTTTACCGACCCAGACTTTATTGAAGAGACAAAGTTCTCTCTTCAAGAACCCACTAGCCCACTGGCTCAGTACGTAACCCCTGAGGACGCAGAAGGTAGACTTCGCCGCCGCCTAGGTCGTGCAGAGGGCGTGGGTGCCCCCTCCAATGACCGATTGGTATTTGGTAAGGGCAAAGAAAAGTTAATCATAGGCAAGATCACCCCACAGGATTGGAAAGAGCGTGTACAGAACACGATGTCTGTTCCTGAGATTGAGGATGCCCGTGGTTGGTATCAGCAACTTAATGACTTCTTTACCCCGGTATTTGGGGATCGGGCTTCAGAATTCTCTCTAGCGTGGCTTTTATCCCAACAACGGGCTAGTCCCACCAAGGGATTCACTGATGTCCTACGGGCTTCGGATATAGCCGAGAACAAGTTACGCATCAAGAAAGCCGGTTTAAACGAGAAGTCTCTGGTGGCAGCGCTCAAGGGAGAAGTTCCTGAGGGCGGTATCGGTGCCAAGTTACTGGACTTTGTGGATAGCGAACTAGGCAAGTCTCTCCGTACAGTTATGGGAGACAAGAAAGAAGGTCGTCAGCCTGCCGCCATCGATGTATGGGCACAGCGAGATATTGGCTTTATAGATGACACAGTCAAGGAGTTTGTATCCAAGAAGTTTGGCAAGGATGCGGCTGACTCACTGGATATAGATACAGCCCGATTTGGAGAACCTCAGTACGAATACGGGGTGGACTTCTATAACGACGTTGCAAACTATCTAAACCGTCAGAAGTACATGGGCGGTGGTTGGACAGCCCGTGAGGTTCAGGCCGTGGGTTGGGTCAATATGCAGAAATTCATGGGCGTGAAGCCCGAGTTTGTGCGAGATATCGTTAACGGCAATACCCGCCGTGTGTCGATTGGACTAGCCCCGGGCACAGGATCTGTTATGACGGGCCGCTTGATGGGCAAAGAGATCCCCGTCAAAGACGCTCAGAACATTATTAATGACCTAGCCAAGATATCCAATATCAAGGTTACCCAAAGTATTGACGGTATCGGTGCTTACCTAACCTACGTGGAAGGATCGATTCAGGTAGATGCAGTAGGCTCTCCGGAATCTGTAGATTCCTTTATGGACATGGTTGGTTACGTCTTCCAACAGACGGAAGTTATCAATACAAGACCTCTGGCATCTGGCAAAAACTCCGCAATCGATATTCTTTCACCGAGTTTAAACAACCAGAGCAAAGCAGTAGAGTTCTTTACCGAGTACCTGAAGGCCATGCCTAAAGATAAGAATGGCGATCCAATCGCTCCGGGCTTCCAACAAGTAAAAGTTGATGGCGTTCCCGGTATTCGTTTGGTAAACTTTAGTGGTAAGTGGAACAAGAAACAATTAGAGGCTCTTGCAAATGCCGCTAATGTTGCTGAAGCCGCTACAGGAATTAAGGATGCACATTTTGTAGACATGAACGTTCAGTTCACATCTACAGCAAATGATTGGGTCAAGTACCCGGATGGAGATCAATATGTTGATTCGCTCCGCAACAGAGGACGATTACAAGAAGCGCAACTTCTACGAGATCAGTTCCCTCCAACGAGGTTCGACCTCGCAGGAGACGGGACAATCAACTGGCGACCAAGAATCGCCTTTAGACCTGATGAACCTATCGACAGATCCGGCATTGGCAGTGGTATCTCAATACGAGAACAACAACCAAGCGCCCAATCCTACGACGCAGTCCACTACGGAAAGCAACGAGTAGATAGTCTTGCCGGTTCCATGTACGGAACGGGCATCAAGGGCGCAGAGGCACAGCGTCTTTCTGAATCGACTGACCCCCGTATACGTGAACGGGCTTATTTCTATATCCCGTATCCCAATGGACGTATGCCGATGCCAGAAGCAGGTCTGGGCAACGAAGTCCATATACAACGTTTAAACAACCTATTAGGCCCCAGCCCAGAAGCACAAGCCTTATCAAGTGCGGCTCGTACCCCTGACGGACAGTTCGATGCCAACGCATTTGAATCCTCTGTAATTGACGCAGGCTACGATGGATACGCCATACCGGATATGGGGATGGCTGTTGTGCTTGGCGCAGATGTCCCGGTTATCTCCCGTGGCACCCGTCAGGAAGTAGAAGAGCGTCCTGAGGAAGGCAAGATCCAAATTGGTGACCGCAAGTATTCTCTGCGCCAGATCGACACGCCTGAGTTTAAACAGTGGTTTGGTGATAGCACAATCAGGAATGAAGACGGCTCTCCCAAAGTCATGTATCACGGTACGGCTCGGGACATTACTGAGTTTGAGCCAAAACAAGCCAACGCAATTTTTGTAACTGAATTTCCGGGTTTTGCGTATCAATTTTCTGGAGCATCAGAAGATTACATGATTAAGGAAATGTTCCAAGAGATTTTTACTCCGGAACAAAGATTAAAAATTGTTAGCGAATCGGCATCAGAGTTGTACAAAAACAAAGAAATTTCCAAGGTGATTCGTGACGCAGCAATTCAAAACCAAAGGGATTCTGACAGATTATATAAACTTGATTTTATTGAACCTCAAGTTGCAGACTTAATTCGTGAAAAAATCAAAGTCATGTTGCCTAGCGGTCAAAACATAATGCCACTTTATGTTCGAGCAGAAAATCCTTTTGATTACGAAAACACAGATCATGTTAAAGAAGTTGTTGATTCCGTTAGAAAGATTGCTCCAAACTACACGCTTCGAGACATCGATATCCAAAGAAAACTGACTTCTGGTGTTTGGAACTATATTGAAGATGAACTGGTTCAGCAAGCCATAAAATTAAATGGTCACGATAGTTTTTATGTAAAAGAGGCTGGAGTTAAAAACTTCGCCGTCTACGATCCAAACCAAATAAAGTCTGCTATTGGCAACATTGGCACGTTCGCCCGTGATAACAACGACATTCGTTATTCCATAGCACTTGGATCAATTGAGCCGTCCACATCTTTGATCCCTGATGTTGGTGGCAACCCCAACGGCATACTTGGTTTCATGCCCGAAAGACTTGGTGGCAAACCTATCCGTATGTTAGTAGGTACGCACAATGACCTAGTGCCTGAGTTAGATAATGAGCGTATGCGCCGTCCTCAGTCCTATGGTGCCAATCACATATTAAATCGTGTGTTGTCTGATCCATCCCGCATCCCCGGTGGTGCAGAGGAATTGCTTGAGAAGATTGTAAAGACTGCTCAAACCACGGCACAGAAATACAATCGGATATTCAAAGAGGGCGATAAGTTCATCATCTATGACGGCAGAAACTCTCTAATAGTTTCCCCACAAGATGATGCAATGTCTATTGTGACGATGTACGTACAGAATCAACCTGAGCGTCGTTATGGAAACTCTATATTCTCAGGCCGTGCCCCGTCCATGCCACAAGAGTTTGTTGAGCCTATCCGTGGAATGAATGTAGTGGCAGGCGATGGTCGTGTTCAAATAAAGCCATCCGAGGTTAAAGTAATCAAGCCGTCAAAGGTACTTGAGGCTTCTCCTGTTACAGAGATTGCACCCACCAAGGCAGGGACACTTGGAGTTAAGAAGTTATCAATTCGTGATGAGTTTAAACCAGTTGATACATCCTCACCAGAATTTAAAAAGTTTTATCAAAACAGTGTCTTGATAGATGAATCAGGAAATCCAATAGTTCTGTATCACGGAACCACTAAAGACATTGAATTTTTCAAGGCTGGCAAAGAAGGTGGTTCGTTAGGTAATGGTATTTATCTAACTCCGTCTCAAGATTTTGCTGAAGAATACGCAAAAGAAGAGGGTGGAAATGTTATCCCGGTCTATGCTCATATAACCAATCCGCTTGTTATTGATGGATCTATTTCTAGAGATCCAATGATAGAAGCCTTGGTAAGGCTTGGAGTTGACCGAGATAAAGCAGATCAGATTGTGGAAAAAGCCTATGAAGACAAAGGCTATATCACAAACGAGGTTAAGAGCAGAGCAACAAAACAAGGGTTTGATGGAATATTACAGTACAAAGATAGAAATTTAACTGAGTTAGTTGCTTTCTCTCCAAATCAAATTAAGTCTGCTGTAAGCAATACTGGTGAGTTTGACCCTTCTGATAAGCGTATTCAGTATTCTTTTGTAGAACCAATCAACACAGATACAGCACAGCGTATCCCGCAGAACACATTTAATGTTGATCCAAATACGTCTAGGGATAACTTAATCTACTTGTTGCAAAACAAGCAGATTGATTTAAAACGGGTAATAGACGGAATTCGTAGTGCAGGAAAAGACATTGCTGATAAATGGAATGCTTACCTGAAAGAAGAACTTTTCCACGGACGTTCTGCTACACGTATAAAATTCTTTATGGATCGAGAACTTCAGCCATTGCTGAAGAAGATGGAAAGTGCAGACATATCTCTTGATCAGATGGATGAGTACCTTCTCGCCCGTCATGCTCCTGAGGCTAACTCCTACATCAGATCAATTAATCCTGACCCAAATGCTAACGCCGGGATGTCTGATCAAGAGGCGGCTAACTACATGAAATCTTTGCCTGCTCCAAGACGTGATGCTCTTGAGAGAATCGCTAAAGATGTAGATGCAATCACCAAAGGAACACGCCAATTAATGGTGGACTATGGTCTTGAAGATCAAAAGACTATTGACACTTGGGAAAGAACATACAAGAAGTACGTTCCCTTGTTCCGTGAGGAGACGGAGGGCAACCCAATCAGCACTGGTCGTGGATATCAGATTCGTGGATCAACCACAAAACGCCGTATGGGTTCTACCCGTAGCGTTGTTGATGTCCTTGCAAACATTGCAATGCAACGTGAGAAAACAATCGTTCGTGGTGAGAAAAACCGAGTTGGTAATGCATTGTACGGATTGGTTCTCAACAACCCCAACAAAGGATTCTGGGGGGTCATTGATCCGGGCAAGGTAAATAAACAGACACTCCGCAATGAATTGATTGGTATTGGTATTGATCCTGACGAAGCAGATCAGATGATCAATGAGATGTCATCTAGGCCATATCAAAAGACCATAGACAAGGCTACTGGGTTAGTTGTTCAGCGCATACCGCCAAGTTGGGCGAAGGCTGAAAACATATTTGTAACAAGAATTAACGGTCAGGATCGGTTCATTGGTTTCAATAAGAACGATGAACGTGCAATGCGTATGGCAACCACGCTTAAGAATCTAGACGCACAGCAACAAGCAGAAGCGATCAAGATGATGGGCACAGCCGGTGACTACTACAAAGGCACAATCAATGCGGTAGGTAAAGCAACAAGGTTCTTTGCCTCTGTGAATACCCAGTACAACCCTGCGTTCGGTATCTATAACCTTATGCGTGATATTGGTGGTGCTGTACTGAACCTTCAAAGCACACCGTTAAAAGGTAATGAACGTAAGATTATCTCTGATGCCTTGGGATCGATTAAGGATATCTATTCTGACCTTCGCCGTCAGCGTCAGGGTCTGCCTGCTGATTCTAAGTGGGCAAATATATTTGAAGAGTTTGAATTAGAGGGTGGCAAGACAGGGTATAGAGATCTGTTCGAGGATTCTCAAAGTCGTGCCGAACAACTCCAAAAAGACTTAGAAGATTTCAAGTCCGGTAAGCCACTCAAAGGCAAAGGCAAGGCAGTCATGCGTTGGCTGTCAGACTTTAACGATGCAATTGAAAACGCTATCCGGGTATCGGTCTATAAGAATGCCCTTGATAAGGGTATGTCTAAGGAGAAAGCGGCAAGTCTTGCCAAGAATATCACCGTAAACTTTAACCGTACCGGTGCGATGTCAAGGAACTTCCAAACCCTGTATGCGTTCTTTAATGCATCTGTTCAGGGAACGACACGTATCGCAGAGACACTGTTTACACCTGATGGGAAACTATCCCCAACTGGTAAGAAGATTGTCATGGGTGGTATTACCCTCGGACTAATGCAGGCGGTTCTTCTAGCGATGGCTGGTCTTGATGATGACGAGGTTCCCGACTTTGTTAAAGATAAGTCGTTCATCATTCCTTACGGCGATGGCAAATACCTTGCGGTGCCGATGCCTCTTGGCTACAACATCATCCCCGGTTTTGGTCGTCGTGTGATGGAATTTGCAATGTCCGATGACAAAAACGTTGGCAAGAGCGTATTTGAAACAGCCAACATGATTATCGACGGATTCAACCCATTGGGTAGTGCGACATTCGTGCAGACCTTGGCACCCACTATCGCTGACCCAATCGTGGCACTGGCTGAAAACAAAGACTTCACCGGCAAGCCAATCGCCCGTGAGGACATTAACAGCCTAGTGCCAACCCCGGGCTATACACGTAAATCTCAGAATGCTTCTGGAATTACCGAGGCTCTTGCATACGGCATCAACCGGCTAAGTGGTGGTACAGAGTTTAAACAGGGTGTTATCAGCCCAACCCCAGACCAGATCGAGTACTTGGTCGGTCAGGTATTTGGTGGTGTTGGTCGT